AGTAACTTATCGCGGATCAGTGCACCGGTCCCGAGCTGAACAAAAATGTTCAGATCTGGCTCGATGCATATGACGCGATCAGTCTTTGCGTTCTTGGGAACTGTCGTCAGCTTCGAACTCCGTCGGAGGTTGATACCTTCGATGGGCCACCCTTTCGGGCGGACAAGTGCGAAGTCAGCGACTCTCGGTGTAGCGTCTAGAGTACGACGCGAAAACTTCTTACCCTGAGTAACCACACCGCTTAGCGAGGTAGTAGCACCGGGACCAAACCTCATGTTTCTCTCCAAAAACTGGAGATCGGGCGCCGTTAAGGGCCCTAAGATGTCAGAGGCACGAGCCTGCGCGGCACAGAAAACCGCGAAAAGCTCATCGTCAGGGAAATCCTGGCGCGTCTTGAGCATCGAAAGACGAAGATTGGTCTCTCTACATACTTCCTCGTTGGCGAGAAATTTCCGAAGCGCAACACCAGCCCTATCGACTGATAAGGGGACCCGGGGATTCTTCTTCAAGATCTCAGTCACTAGGTAGTCATCTGCAAAAGCAGATGCACTCTCATAGTGGCGGTGATCGATCGAAAGATTCATCAGGTCTTCCCAACAGCCGGACCTCAGCATGATGCTAACAGCAAGGGAACGTGGGGAGTTTATGCTTTCGCATAAACGCTCAACGATCTGACGCTCGAGCTTAAAGACTCGAGTAGAGTGGCTAACGCTGCTCATGTCAGACTCCTCGTCATCACGATGGAAGGATCACAATGCAGACATCTGCATTGGAGTTCCACACCATTAACCTTCGACCGTATATTACGGCCGCGAGGATTTGTCGAGCCAACGCTCTCTCTTTCGGCGTCCGAAATTCAGACGCTGGAATACCGAGAGCAGAAAGCCCTTCAAAATATGTTTTAACAACGGTGACATTGGAACATTTCCCGTAGATCATGAAAACTCCTTGAGTGCTAACGCACGTATTCGGGCAAAGCCCGCAATGAGAACCGCTCAGTAGAGCGGATCGAGGTCCTTGATGACGCCCATAATCTGGGCGTTGCTAAGGGCGTTGGCCACAAAGGCGCGCAGGTCTGCGCGCTCAGTGGCCGTCATCGTATCAGGGATCACGAAATAGCCCTGAAAACGACCGG